TTTAAAGCACCAAATTTATTAAATATCGAAAATTTCATTGACAAATTTCATTAGTTCTGTTATTATATAGCATGACTACACATACCACACACAAACTTGGCTTTGCTTGCAAATGGATTGACCGTCCTGATCAAATGAACGGCATTAAGCCCAAAGATGACGCTAAACAATATAACACCGGCAGCACTACTGTCAGTTGGTTAAATAGACAAAGCCAGCAAATAGCCGAAGAAAAACTATGGAATCTAATGAAAGACAACATAGAATCTATTCGCAAACTTGTTGAACGTGTAGGAGCACTTGATGAAAATCTTAGAATGGTACGACTCGGCAGCGATATCTTGCCTGTGTACACTCAGCAGGATTGGAGCTGGTTTTGGCGGCTTCCTGATGTCCGAGCCTATTGCGAAAGAGGATTTGGAGCCGTGGGAGATTTGGCTCGCCAGAGTGGTGTTAGGTTGTCTTTCCATCCTGGTCAGTTTACTGTCTTGGCAAGTGATAACCCAGACATTGTAGATCGTAGTATAGAGGAGTTTGAATATCATGTCGATATGGTTCGCTGGATGGGATACGGTAAGTCGTTCCAAGACTTTAAAGTCAACGTACACATCTCAGGTCGAAGAGGTCCCCAAGGCATTAAAGATGTACTCGGACGACTCACCCCCGAAGCAAGAAATGTTATCACAATCGAAAACGACGAGAACGCATGGGGAATCGAAGACAGCCTCGAACTGCAAAAGCATTGCGCCCTCGTGCTTGATATACACCATCACTGGGTCCGTACAGGAGATTACATTCAACCCTCCGACGATAGAGTTCTGCGTGTAATTGACAGTTGGCGAGGTGTACGCCCTGTTATGCATTATTCTGTTAGCCGAGAAGAATGGTTGCCTGATCACTGTGATAAAACACTGCCTGATTATGCGGCACTATTAGAATCTGGGCACAAAAAACAAAAACTCAGAGCACACTCAAACTTCTACTGGAACACAGCAGTGAATGAATGGGCACTGAGTTTTTTAGCAACACATGATATCATGTGTGAATCAAAATCAAAGAATCTTGCTTCATTTGCTCTTTACGAGCAGGCTAAAACATTAGACCTTCTTTGATCTAGGTTTCTGTGGCGCTTTAGCAGGTGCTTTAGGTTTAGCAGTAACTTTGGCTGCGCCGCGTTTTGCCGCAGGTTTAGGTGCAGACACTTTGGGCTGTGTTGGCTCAGTTACTATTGTATCGGATACTAATGTTGGCGCAACTGCGTCTGAGGTGATTATCACTGTGTCTGGAACGATTGCTGGTGCAGGTGCTGCCTCAACTACTGGTGTTACTTCTACTTTGTATGGTGCCGCTGGGGCTGCTTCTGGCTTTTTGCCTGTGAAGAATTCTACGATTTTATTGAACATTTAAGTTCCTCCTGTGGCAATTATTTATTACATAAATACCGCATGACATATAATTTTATTCGGCATTATATATTGGAAGGCAAAGTAGACACATTAGTGCATCTTAAATTGCCGTACGACCGCACTGATTTAGCGCCTGTTAAAAGCAAGGAAACCATTGACTATCATTATGGTACATTGTATAAAGGATATGTTGATCGTTATAATACAGGCGAAGGCGATGCTGATTTTAACGAAGCAGGTGCTTTTTTACACAATATATATTTTGGACAGTTACAAAAACCCACTGGCGCCAATCCACCAACTGGCGCAGCATTGACATTTATAAACAAACACCATAAAAGTGTTGATCAGTTCAAAGAAAAAATTACCAAAACAGCAATGTCAATACAAGGCTCAGGATGGGTGTATCTGGCCACTGATGGCAAAATCAAAACAATCGTCAATCATGAAATTAAGAAAGACATTGTGCTGTTAATTGATTGGTGGGAACATGCTTGGGCATTAGATTATCAAGCAGACAAGAAAAAATATTTAGAAAACATTTGGAAAATTATAAACTATGATGTAATCAATGCAAGATTGGCTACAATCGGCTGATGTCAGCCATGCTGCTGGCCGGCATGTCCCACACAAGGCGTCGCTCGACGCCTTTCTTTTGAGCAAATGTTTTGGGATTACAGTGTTCACAACAATGAAAATAACTGTTGCTGAGTCTTTTAGGATCCATTGATCCTTTCAATCGGCGAAATATTTCTCCACAACTGTCACACCGTAACACCGCATACCCACAACTGCGATTGTAGGTATGTGATTGCCCCAGTTTGCTAATTCTGGTATATGTAGACGTGCGTTCTTCCACTGTGATAAACATAATGTATTTACATTAAGGTTATAAAAAAATAAGGTAAATACCCATAGAGGCAATAAAAATGATAGAAATTACAGAATCAGCAAAGATCAAAATTTTAGATATCCTTGCAGAAGAAAATGATCCCACTATGTCATTGAGAACATTTGTACAAGGTGGCGGATGCAGTGGGTTCACTTATGGATTTACGCTGGACAAAGAGCATAACGAAGATGATTTTGAAATTTCGTTGGACAAATTTAAAGTTTTAGTAGACGCTATGAGTATGCAGTACTTACAGGGCGCAGTGATAGATTATAAAGAAGATTTACATGGTTCTTCTTTTTCAATTAAAAATCCCAATGCACAGTCAACATGTGGTTGCGGATCAAGTTTCGGAGTATAACAATGGCAAGACAACAAGTAGATACTGGCACACAAGGTAATGACGGCACTGGCGACAGTATTCGCGAATCGTTCCGTAAAGTAAATGATAATTTTCGTGAACTATATGCCATCATAGGAGGTGGTGATACTATTGGCTTTGTCAACTTAGATGATGTCAGTATCAACAAACGTAACAGTTTAGGCACTGAAATTTCCCCTGTGCAGGCTGCTACCAGTTTTGAAGGATATGCCAATCATGTAGTGGCCGTAGATTCTGCTGGTGTGGCATTACGATTGAAAACCATTGCTGCGGGCAGTGGCATTAATATCGACAACAGCAATCCCAATGCTATTACAATTACCAATATTTCTGGTAATGTGTCTGCAGACACCACGCCATTGTTGGCTGCACCATTGAATGCCAACACATTTACTATCGGTAACATAGCCAATCCCGACAACGCTGCATTAACATTGTTTAATACTATACATGGAACCACTGTTAGTCTTAATACATTGGCTGTGAACAAAGGATACGCTGACACTACCTATGTAGCCAAATCTGGAGGCACTATGACTGGGGCGTTGAATGTGCCTGCTGGTGCTACAGGTACACAAGTTCCACGTAGAAATGAAGTGGTTTCGAAGGCGGGCGATTCAATGACCGGAGCATTGAATCTACATGATCATCCTGGTGGACTTGCCGGACAAATATCAACAGATCCAGAAGGTTTACGAGCTGCTACCAAATACTATGTAGACAACAACAGTTTTGCCAGTAGTGTAAACTTATTTGTAGCAACTACTGGTGACGATGCGCAGGCAAATACTCCTGCAGGCAAAGACGGTGGCAGTTTTTCTTATGCCTACGCAACCATTGGTGCTGCTTGTGCTCGAGCAGAAGATCTAATAGAACTGGGTAAAGAAGAACCAGGACCATATAGACAACTGTTGATATATACTCAAGGTCTTGAACAAACAGCCACTGAGGTCAGTACCAATACATTCCTCAGCGGTAACAGTACCAGTTTGGCATACACAGACGCTACGTTTTTACTAAATCAGAACAGAACATTTATCGAAGCAGAAGCCATTGCATGGTTAGGATTGAATTTTCCTACATTGGTATACAATTCTGTGGCATTTGCACAAAATATTTTAAATATTGTTGACAGTGTGATCATTGACATGACCACTGGCGGCAACTATCAAAGCAGAAATATTGGTAAAAATTATTACAGAGATGCTGATGCCATAATTGAACGAACAGTATATCCTGTAGAAACACTCAGTGCTATCAACAGGATTAAAACTATATCTGCACAGATTGTGCAAAATACTGTAGTAGCAAAAACTGTTACTGGTATTGCTCCTAATACACAAACACAAGTTATCAACGGCATTTACAACAATGTGTCGGGACCCGCAGTAGCATATCAAAATAGTTTGTTTACCATTGTGACTGACATTGTCACCAACATTGCCAACGCACCGTTGGTAAATTTTGGCACCGGCCTAGTTGAAATTAGTTTTAGCAACGGCGGCAATGGATTTGTGGATCAAGGTAATGATACTAATCTTGACATCACTCCTGGCAAGATCATTCGAGGTATGACATCAGGTGCCACTGCTGTAATTACAGAATATGCAGCCAACGAAGACAGTACCAATTTTGACTTTATTCGTTGTAGACTTTTGAGAGCGCCAATTAATTTTGTCATCGGCGAACAATTAGAATTTGGTGAACCCAACATTGAATTACAAATTACTATTAAGATAGAAAGTGGAATTTATTACGAAGACTTGCCTATCAAAGTTCCTACTAACGTTACATTAAAAGGTGAT